CGTCGATGGAGGCTGCGCTGCTGATTGTGAAGTTCGGGTACGTCCCGCTGACGGTGGTGCCGCCAGAACCAGTTAGTGCAACCGTCTGATCTGGTGCAGTATTAGCAAACTCTGTACCCGTTAATGAGAGTCCAGAACCTGCGGTATATGTAGTCCCTGCACCGGTTATCGTAAAGTTTGGATAAGTTCCAGACACAGTGGTAGTTCCCGCGCCTGTAAGTGCAACGGTTTGGTCAGCTTGCGCGGCTGTGGCGTAATCGCTTGAGGCCGTGGTTGCTGCGGTGCCGAGACCCAACGTGGTACGAGCCGCTGCTGCATCGGCGTCATCAATGAGCGTTCCGCCAAAAGTGCTAACAGCGGAAGCAGCAAGAGCGTTATCGGCGGTGGTGCCTTGGGCTGCTGTGGCGTAGTCGCTTGAAGCTGTTGTTGCTGCCGTTCCGAGTCCCAAATTAGTACGAGCTGTGGCGGCGTTGTTGAGATCCGACAGATTCTGGTTTGCTATCAACGCATTTGACAGAGAAGCGTATGCGTCAAGCCATTGGCTTCCATCGTAAACCTTCATAGAGTTGTTGGTGCTGTCGAAGTACAAAGCGCCCGACACCAGTGCATTGCCGTCGTTGTCTACCGTTGGTGCGCTGGATTTAGACCCCAAGTACCGATCATCGAAGCTATCCAAAGCAGCCAGTGCGGAGTCCCTAGCGGCCTCGGCGGCTGTCTGAGCCGTAGCGGCAGAAGAAGCTGAGTTACTTGCGGCAGTGGCGGAGGTGGCGCTATTACCTGCCTGGGTAGTGCTGGTGCCAGCCTGCGTGGTCGCTGTGGTGGCGCTGGTTGCTGCGCTGGTCGCTGAAGTAGCCGCATTGGTTTCTGAAGTAGCCGCATTCGTTTCTGAGGTCGCCGCGTTAGTAGCGGAAGTTGCTGCGTTTGTGGCGGAAGTTGCCGAGTTAGTCTCGCTGGTGCTCGCCGCGCTGGCAGATCCAGCGGCAGCGGTGGCGGATGTCGATGCGTTAGTTGCAGACGTTCCTGCGTTAGTGGCGGAAGTCGCTGCGTTCGTTTCAGAAGTTCCTGCATTGGTTTCGCTGGTGTTTGCCGCACTGGCGGAAGTAGACGCGGCAGTGGCCGATGTCGATGCGTTAGTTGCAGACGTAGAAGCTGAAGTTGCGCTGGATGCGGCATTAGTCTCTGCCGTTTCAGCGTTGGTCTCAGCGGTCTCTGCTGCGGTTTTCGCAGTATCGGCGGATGTCGCACTGGTTGCCGCGTTGGAGGCCGATGTTGAAGCCTCGCCTGCTTTTGTTGTCGCGGTAGTGGCAGACCCAGCAGCGTTTGTAGCGGAAGTCGCTGCGTTAGTCTCAGACGTTCCTGCGTTGGTCTCGGAGGTTGCTGCGTTAGTCTCAGACGTTCCTGCGTTGGTCTCGGAGGTTGCTCCTGCCGTGGCGCTGTTTGCCGCGTTTGTCGCGCTAGTTGCTGCGTTAGTCTCTGAGGTTCCTGCGTTAGTAGCAGATGTAGCCGCTGCTGTGGCACTGTTCGCCGAGTTTGTGGCGCTAGTTGCCGAATTGGTTGCGGATGTTCCTGCGTTCGATTCTGAAGACGAAGCGTTTGTTGCCGACGTTGCAGCGTTTGTTGCCGAATCTTCGGCACTGTTCTTCGCAGTTTCTGCGGCAACCTTTGCTGCCTCCGCCGCCTCTTTTGCGGCTAAAGCGCTAACCTCTGCTGCGTCTTGTACGTCGGTTCCGATGTGTTCAAAAAATGATGACATAGATCAGTACCCTAATTGAACTTGTGAAGATGCGCCCGCGTATTCGCTGGTCTTGGCGTGCTGCAAGGCTCTGCCCATCGCCATTTGATAACCAGCTTCCCAACGAGATCCATCGCTGCCGAGATAGTTAGCAGCTTCGACAAGCGTTCCATATAAGTACAGTTCAGGAGCAGTTTGAAAAATAGAATTGGTGCTGGCCGTGGCAGACAGATTTTCTGGAGTGAAGTAATAGATCATCCGAAGAGTGTCTCCCGCTACTTGCGTGGGTATTGGAAAAACACGAAATTTAGATTGCTCTCTGGCAAAAACCTCTGGGGCTACGCCGGTTCGATCAACGTAACTGTGGAGTTGTGTGAGAGAGACGCGAGAAATTGGATTGTAGTTCCAAAAAAGATCCTTGACCTCTAAGTAGTCACTCGGAATGGTGGCGTAGCCATCAGACCCTAGTGTCAGGTCTGCTGTTTTTTCGTTGATCGGTGCTCGAAGCTCATGGAAGATACGGTTCTCCGCAAGCTCGATAAAATCAGGAATCACGGAAGTTAAGTCTTCTCTGTTGAGCCAATCCGCAACAGAGACCTTCAAACCATCATAGGTGGTTATGCTCATAACCTTCCGCCTCTAGTTCTCAAATGCGCCCATTCCGGTGAGTTCAGCTTCTTCTTTATCTTCTGCTGATCCTCGTAGGTAGGGGCCATCATGTTTATCCCCTCTTTCATCCACTCCATCACAACCACAGCGGGTATAGACGCAACTCTTGCGGTGTCGCCCCATTTAGCGTGCTTGTCAGTCTCGTTAGCGTCTCGAATGTTTTGTTCAATGATTGGCGTGATGTCCTGCGTGTGCGCTACATGCAGCTTGTCTTCCATCTCGTCGTGAACTATGTGGGATTTCAAATCAGACATTTCTTTCACCTCATAAGAAAAGGGTGTCTCCCCCCGAAGGGGGAGACTTGCTCAGGGGAGGGATGAGCAAACTTTACGCAGTCAATGCGTCGATCTTGCCGCTGGCCTTGTCGTTTTCACAAACCAAGGTCAACTCAGTCAACATCTGACGCTTATCGCTGTCGCCGGTCTTAGCCAGAACGATTGTCTGCATCGGACGCAGAACTGCTCGTGACCAATACTCGGTGTCCAGAACCAAAACGGTGTTGGCGTTTAGGAAGCGATTAGGAACAACAGACACCTGACCGAAAGGTGAGATGATGATGTCCACTGCGTTAACCAGCGTTGTGCCAGTAGCGAAATCACGCTGACGGCCTGATGCCGTTGCGAAACCTGCAACCGTTACAGAGTGCGAAGGAGTTACCTGAACCTGATTAGGCTCACCACCTTCTTCAAAACACTTCTGCAAAACGTCTAACAACAAGGCTTCCGTGAATGCACGGTTTGAGCCTGCTGTGTTGGTCGTAGCAGCGGCGATCTGGTTAGCGGCAGAGGTTAACTGACGTGCAGTTGTGCCGTTACCAGCGGTGCCAGCTTGTCCAGCGCCTACGAAGCTGTGTTCGATGTCGCGCTTGATTTCCTTACCGGCTTTAGCAATAGCGTATGCCAGATCGCTGGTGCGACCATAGGTGCCTACTGCTTCTGCGGTGCCAGAAACCTGAACAACCTTGTCGAAGATTTGCGTGTTAGCAGTCTTCACGGTCTGAGTGATCGTGGAGCCTGCACCCGCATCCGCGCCTTCGACGCTTGCGTTGGTTGCAACAGCAGCCAATTCGTCTTGCAGCCACTGGTGCAGCGTTGCAGCCGCAGTTGAAGAACCGATGCTAGAAAGCATTGGAGTAGTTGTGGGCGAGATGTCGTAAATGATGTCTTCTACGTCTTCGCGCTTACCTACCTGGTCAAAGGTCTTGAGGGTGCCTGATACTGTTGGCATTTTATTTCATCCTATTCAAGAGGGCAGCAGCCGCATCGTCTACCGTGCCGGTCTTTCTTAATCGCTCCCGTGTTTTACGGGCGCTTTCGGACTGAACCGCTTTGCTAGAATCCGCTTTGCCACCAGACAAAGTTTTAGTCGGTGACGGCTTAATTTTCTTTTTAGCCGTAACCTGTTTAGCCTGATCAAACAGCATGGCCTTATGTAAAGCTGTAATTATTCGGTGGTCAGCGACTTGGTTGAATTCCTCTGCGCCTACACCTAATTCCTTTTGAGCATAATCCCCGATCTTGTAATACAAGTCGTTGTTCCAGTTGGGGATATTCGTTTTCAAAACAGTCAGACTTTCAGCCGCAGCTTCTTTGTGGGCTTGCTCGCTCTGTTGCTGTTGTTGTTCCTGAAACTGTTCCGCCTGCGCCTGTATATAGTTGTAGGTGGACTGAGTTTGCTCAAAAGCAGCTTTAGCCTGCTTGTACTGATCAGGATTCTCTACCGCTACCGCCTCCCAGTTCACACCCTGAAAGCGTGAAAGGTCTGCATTCGCAGCAGATAGAAGTGCATTCATGGTCGCCTGAGTCTGCTCGGTTTGGGCTTCATAAGCCTTCCGCTGCTCTGCTACCGCTTGCGTCTTCTTTGTGTAGTCGCTTTGTCTAAGGTAACCAAGTTTCAGTTCTTCGGCTGTTAGGCTTTCGCCGTCAACCTCAAACGTCATCTCTTCAGATTGTTCCTCCTCAGAATCATCGGTTGGGTCTTCTTCGACCTCCTCATCTTCGGTGGCTTCTTCTTCCGGTATCTCTTCAAACTCTGCGTCTACCGTTTCGGCTTCGTCAGCCTCTTGATCGGATTCTTCCTCACCTTCGGGTTGTTCCAGTTCGGATTCCAAAAGCGCGGTTAATCTGTCGATCTCGCTTGAAACAGCGGAGTCCTCGGAGGTCTGTTCCACTGATTCGTTTTCTACTTCAGCCATTTTACTCACCATCTTGTTGCTTACGCAACTCTAAGTTGTTGATTAATTGAGCAAATTGCTGCACGAACATTTGGCCCGCCTTGAACATAGAATAGAGCCTTTCACGCTCTGTATCTGCTTCAGCGGGCGTTTGTAATATCTGATCCACTATCCCCTGATTCATCATCTGAAACGCTTCGTTGAACACCTGAGAGTTCATCATCGCTTGCGCTTGATCTGCTTTTGCTTGCACTTCGTTTAGTTCCATCGTTTCTAGGTCGCTCATCGTTAAAGTCCTCTACGGGTTGCTTTGGTTTGGTTTTCCTCTTACGAGGCTTCTTTTCTGGAGCGGAAGCAGCAGACTGCTGCTCCCTGTACTCCGAAAACTCTTTGAAGGCTTGCTTCACGTTTTTGTGAGAAGACTTCTTCTGTTCTATGGCTTTTTTGATGAAACCATCAAATCGTGAAACGTCACTCATTAGCCGATACTCACGTTGCGGTTCTGCGTCTTCTCTAGCAACAGTTCAGCTTCGTCCATCGCCATCTGGTGCTTCATCTTCTCTGCGTCCATGAGCAGGCGAGAATCTTCCGTCTCTTCTTGATGCTCCTGCTTGTCACGCTCTATGACGCTGCGGTTCTGTTCCTTCAAGATGTCTAGCTCTAGCTGGCCCTCTTGAACACTGACCTGCCGTTGCAGCATCTCCGCTTGGAACTCAATCTGCTCCATCTGCATCTGCTCTTGACGCTGCGCCTCTTCTTGCTGCTGTTGCTGTTGTTGCTGCTGCATCTGCTGGAACTCTGGCGAGTTCGGATCTGCCAGATACGCACCCGCGTCCTTGATGTTCAGAAGCTCAAAGGCTCTACTGAGCATCGCGTGACGCTGCTGCTGGCCGTACAGGCCACCTAGCGTTGGGTCTTGAGGGTTAGAAGTGAACTGCGTGTCCAAGCTCAACAGCATCTGAGCTTCCTTAGCCTGCTCATCCGGTGTCAGCGCAACC